CAAGATGTGGATGTATTCACTTGAAGAACTGCAAATCATTTTTGATAACGGTGCCATTGGTAAGTACGGCACGCTGTTCAATCGTATTGACCCAGCTACTGTGCTTGCATGGTTCCCACTTTATGATCAAGAAAGGCAAGTGGTAAGTGATGCAATAAATGAAAGCAAGAAGCAACAAAATAACATCTACGAAATGTTCCAGCATCCGCAGGTTATGGAAGCGATGCAACAGGCAGCAGATAAGTTAAGCATCAAAGAAGAACCAGTGCGCGAAGTGAAAAGGGAAAACCCACCGCAGATTGAGATTGCACTCATGCGCGAATACGATGCGCTGCCGCAATGGGATAACAACATCCATTTCCGAGTGTACAAAACGAAACCTTACCAATTCACCGAATACAGGCAGGAACGTTACAGGGAACTAATTGAAACACAAAATGAATACTGATGAAGCAATACGATAAGCAAAAAGAAACCGAGCTGCTCCGCAAGTTGTTTGTACTAACAGCCAGACGAAGCATGCGCCCTGCAATGAGCGATAATCTCACAATGCGCCTTATCTTTGAGGAATTACATTTGCTAACTGATAAAGACGAATACAAGCTATGACTATCGGTGAACTGTGGGATGCATTGGCACAATACCCGGATGAAACAGAAGTGTACATCGGGTATATTGATGGGCACAGCATCCAGCAACTGAACTTTGATGTAGTAATAACAACAGAGTTTGGCGGCAAGAAGACAGTATCACTGATGTACGAAGACATCAACATCATAAATAATTAATACAATGAGTAACTATAAAACAATGCAAGAAGGGCAATTTGTGCTTTTCAAAAATGACAAGAAAACAGAACCATCACAGCCTGATATGACAGGTAAAATAATGCAAGGGGGCGTAGAAAAGCGCATGGCTGCATGGGGAAAGATTGGAAAGAATGGAAAATTTCTTAGTGGCAAGATAACTGATTTTAAAATATCTGACGATAAATCGTCTTCCCGATATCAGGAAAACGATGATCCATCAGCTGACATATTCTAATGAACCTGCCTATCCTACCTGAAGACAAAGCTAACCATGCGCTGTATGGCTTAGTCATTTATGCACTTTCTGCATCTTTGTTCGCTCCACCTTTTGCGATGGTGGCTGTATTTGCCTGCGCGATGGGAAAAGAATTGTACGATTCTGTGCTTAAGGAAAAAGCATTTAGCAATGCAGACATGATAGCTACGCTGTGCGGTGGCTTGGTTGGAATGTATATTGGATTGTTTACATGATATGCTAAAAAATACTTTTATCATTTGGTTGCGCAACCAAAAACATAAAGTATATTTGTATCATGATAACATTAGAATCTATTAACTCACCGATTAAAAGCAATCCGGGTGAATTTTGGAAGTACGTTCCAAATACAAATCAAAGGTATTTGATTAGTAATATGGGGCGATTGCTTACTACTAAGCATAAGAATAGCAACAGGCATGCGATAATGCTACCCGCTAAAAATCGCAGCGGATATTTGCGAACTGTTATTTTAATTGATAATAAATTAAAAGCAGTTGTATTGCATCGACTGGTTGCTGCTGCATGGATTGAAAATCCACAAAACAAAAGTCAAGTTAATCACATCAATTTTGTTCGTGATGATAATAGATTGGAAAATTTAGAATGGGTTACACCTGCTGAAAATGCAAAGTATAGTTATGATGCTGGTCGAATTAAAAAACCAATCTGCACCAACTTTGTTAAGGGTAGCAGAATTGGTACAGCCAAATTGAATGAAGAACAGGTCAAAGAGATTCGACAAAAGTTTAAACCATATAAATATACTCGGAAGATGTTAGCGTTGGAATATGGTGTAGCAGATTCAACTATCAAGGATGTAATACTGCGTAGATGGAAACACGTTGAATAATGTATCAAGCCCAATTCAATAGCAAACAAGAGCAAGCCCTACGGCACCTATCTACATCCAGCAATGTAGAGCAGGTGTTGTATGGTGGTGGTGTATATGGTGGTAAGACGTGGTTAGGTTGTTATTGGCAAATTGCACGCAGACTAAAACATCCACACACACGCGGTTTGATAGGTCGTGCTGAATTAAAGAAGCTGCAACTATCTACCATGCTTCGCTTTTGGGAAATATGCACCCAAATGGGATTGAAGGCAGGTGAACACTACACGTATAATGGGCAACTAAACATGATTCGTTGGTTCAATGGTAGTGAAACAATCCTAATGGATATGGCAGCTACACCCAGCGATCCCGATTTCCATAGATTTGGATCACTTGAAATTACTGATTACTTCTTAGATGAGGTTGCAGAAATGACAAAGAAGGCGGTTGATATAATCGACACACGTGTGCGTTACAATTTAGTTGGTGGTATTCCAAAAGGTTTGATGAGTTGTAATCCATCAAAAGGTTGGTTATACAATGACTATTGGCATCCATGGAAAAAAGAATTATTGCCACCACACAAAGCATTTGTGGAAGCTTTGATGAAGGATAATACAGTCAATCCTGATGCAGTCTATGAAGCAAAGATGATGCGCCTACCGGAAGCAGATAGAAAGCGATTGCTCGAAGGCGATTGGGACTATGATGAAAGTGTGGACTGGATATATCAGTATGAAGATTTGTTGCGCTGCTTCCGAGAAGAAGAAAGCAAAGGTGATAAATACATTAGTGCCGACATCGCGCGACTTGGAAAAGACCGTAGTGTCATTTGCGTTTGGCATGGATTGCACCTGATTGAGATACATGAACTGCGAAAGCAACCAATCACAACAGTTGTTTCGACCATACGCCAGCTATGCGATAGGCATGGCATCAAACTTAGCAATGTGATCTGCGATGAAGATGGGGTTGGAGGGGGTGCGGTCGATGCGCTCCGTTGTAGGGGCTTCCTTAATGGTGGGCGTGCGAAGCAAGCAGATAAGTTTACTAACCAAAAAGCAGAATGCTACTTCAAGCTTGCCGAATTGATTGAGCAGAACAAAGTAATTTTTAAAGTCAATCAGTTTCGTGATGTTATCGTGCAGGAACTGGACATGATACGTAGGCGGCAACCGGAAGCCGATGGCAAACTCGCAGTTATCTCCAAAGATGAAATAGCCCGGATGCATGGCAAGTCACCTGACTACGCAGATGCTATCATGATGCGTATGTATTTCGAACTATTCCCGAATTACGGCAGCTATTCATGGGCTTAAGTAGTTGATTCTCAATTACACGTTTGTTAAAATTTGTTAAAATTGTATGCTACCTATTGCGTGGTGTAAAAAGTTACATACATTTGTCAAACAAATAACAACAACAAAAACACAAAGCAATGAACACACAAATCAAATTTAATCAAGTTGAATCAAGAATTCAAGAAGTAAAATTAAACATTCAATCTGAACGCGGTCACCTTGCTAAATTATTTGCAACAACTGAATTAAATAATTTAGAAATTAAGTTAAGTGAATTGGCTATGGAATTGATGGCTGAAAGGTATGCAAATGCATATTAAAAAAACAACAGGGGCGCGGCTGTAACGCGCATCTAAACTTAAAAACAAAACACATGAAAACAGCATCTAAAATCATTCGCTACATTATCGCAGCAGTTATCCTTTACGCAGTGCTTAGCTACTGCCAAGAAATCAATGATTGCCTAATGAAATACTAATCAATAAACAATTAGCAACATGAATTCATTTCACAAAGACAACTTAGAAGCATTGCAGAAGTTTCAGCAAATGCTGAATGCAGAACCTGACCAAGCTGGCATCGAATCCACACCGGATAAGAAAGCACGCACGCTGGTCATTAGCCACGTTGAAACTACATTGGATGAACTATTCTTCGGACATTGGAGAACAGAGAATTTCAAGTGGGCTGTATTAGCTAACGAAGTACAGGCATCGATTGACCTTGTAGTGATTCATCCTATTAGTGGTTACGAAATACGCAGAGTAGGCGCAGCTTCGGTTATCATTATGGTAGATCGCGTGCCCGATGGTGTAACCGGTACTGAACGCAATAGATGGGCATTAAACCCCGATAATAAAAAAGCGAATGCTATGGACTTGGCTTTTGGTAAACTCAAAGCAGAGTGCCTGAAAAACGCTGCGCTGTCATTAGGTAAGGTATTCGGGCGTGACGTTAATCGCGTGAATAAAGATACCTACAAGCCATTCAAGTTGAAAGGTGCGCTTGGTCGTGGGCACGAACAAGATGTAGCGTATGTGCGCGAATTAATCCAGCAGGCTACCGACCTAACACAGCTGCACAAAATCTTCAAAGCATGCAGTCCTGAAGTATTAGCCGAAGTCGCAGACGAATTAAATGCTAAGAAAGAGCAATATGGCATTAGCCAATAAATGTTAAAAATGATAGCAGGTGGTTACAGATTGTAACCATTTGCTATTTTTACCGCATCAATCAATAACAACATGAACAACACACTATTTAGAGCATCGCAGCTTGGTAAGCTTATGACCGATGCACGCACAAAGACAGGACTATCGGAAACGACTAAGAGCGCATTGCTCGAAGTCTACGTGCAACAGAAGTACAACCGGTACAAAGAAATCAGTAACAAGTACATTGAAAAAGGTTTATC